TCAGCCGTTTTTGGGCTTCCGCTTGGTCCGAGCGGCACCCATATCAACCACTTTGGTATCGCGCTGGTATCGCAAATGGGCTGTCGTCAGCTTGCCGACTTCGCTCCACAGATCCTCGACCGCTTCGATGAAATCCTCGAGGTAATCGGGCCTCAGGTGGCGGTAGTGGCGCTTGTTGGTCGAATCGCCGCTGTGCCCGGCCGCCGTGTCGATCTGAGCCTCAGGGACGCCCCTGCGATGCAGTTCCGTCGAGATGGTGTGGCGCAGGGTGTTGGGCGAACCGAGCCCGACCAGCTTGGGACGCCAAGCGGTCTCGCCCAGCTTCTGGCGAGGCGGCAACCAGACAGGTTCGCCGTCATCATCCGTCTCCACGGCGCTGATGCCCGCAGCAAGTAGGCATTTCTCGAACGATTTTTTCACGCTGCCCGCCGGCAGCAGTTCATATTCGATTTTGCCGGTAGCCGCGCTGCGCTTGGGCTTCTTCCACTGGATCACCTTGCCGTCCGGAAGGTCCTCCAGCCAGGGGGCGAGGGTCGGCGCGATCGGCACGATGGATCGGCGCTTCTTCGTCTGCTTCCTGCCCGGCGCATTGAAGTAGATCAGGTTACCTTGGATCTGGTCCGTGGTTAGCTCGAGAATCGCCTGCATGCGCCCATGGGTGCTGAGTGCGATCATGACCAGCATAGCGATATGCTCGCGGTCAGGTTCCGCACGCGCCGCGTCCAGCAGCGCCGCGATCTGGTCGACGGTATAGACAAGCTCCTTCGGGCCGGGCTTGTCCTTGATGTCCGGCACGAATGGCGCCGAAGCGATCATGTTATTCTTCCAAGCCCAATTGAGCGGCTGGCGTAGAGCAGCCGTGTCCCGGCTGGCGGTATGGGGGCTGACCCCAGCCGCGATACGCCACGCCTGAAAGCGTTGAACCAGAGCAGTGTTGATGTCGGCAACCGTGGGCGGCCCGGTCAGGCGTCCGGCGCGGCGCTCGTCGGCAAAAAACTCAATCCAGTGCGCCACCGAATTGGCATATCGCACAGGGTCCGAAAGATTGGGCTGGGCGTGCTTCAGCAGCCAATCAGCCATGATGCCCTCTACGTAGGCGACATCGATCGCCTTTTGAGCCGGCTGCTGAGATGCGAGATAATGCTCGGCTAAGGCGTCTTGCGCTTCTTTCGGTGGGTTATCTGGGCTACCGCCGCCGATGCCTGTCGACTTGCGGCCAGTCCGACGGACGCCGTCTGGTCCGCCGTCATCGTACCAGCAGATGCACCAGTCATCTCGGTCGCCGCGATACCAGAGCCAGAACTGCCCGAGTTGCGTACGCCCGGCCGGGGCAACGCTTCTTCGTTGTCCTGCCATGTTGAAATTATCTCCTTCTTCCTGTCTGCCAGAAGAAGCGAATATGCCTCGGATGCGATCAGCGCGCGAACGAGATCGTGGTTAAGGTGGGCCCGTGTCCCATTTCGGGCCGCGCGCTCCAAGAGATCGGTGATTTCGGTGAAGGGGCCAGAGTTCAAGCGCGGGCCTCCTTCGCGCTGGTGCGCCGCTCGCGCTTCCGGCGCGGCGGTATCGCCTTGATGGTCGCGGCATACTCCGCAAACAGGATGATGAGATTCCGGATGGCAAGGGAATGAAGCGCGCCGCCGGAGGCGATGCCGATGAGATCGATCACCAACATCGACCAGACAAAGAACCGAAACAGCCCGAAGGATTGCGTCGGAACATCGGGGGTAAACGCAGCGCTGATGAAGGTGATAATCGTCCAGAGCCACAAGAACGCCGCCCAGCCCCACCCGTCATCCTTCGCGTAATAGGTTGCATGGCAGCAGGCGAAGAACCACAGCGCCCGATACATGGCATATTGCGTCTGTCGGGTTAGCTGGCAGAGCAGGATGATGGGCGGGTGAAACAGGTTCATGCCCAGCCATGCGTCGAGGCGGGTCAGGATCATCATCACTGCTGATCCCCCAGGCGGAAAGGCACCACATTGGCGTCGATCATATCCACGACAGGCAGGTTAAGGTCGCTTGCCCATGACAAGCCTTCTGCTCTGATGCCCTCGGCCGTGTTCGCCAGCCGACAGTCGCGGGGAATATCCTGCGTGCCGTCTGGCTTGATGATGGATGCGATGAAGACCGGCCTTCCCTGGAGCATACCGGCCGCGATCTCAATATGACCTTCCGCTGGCCGCCAGCCTGAAGGCTCCGGCTGGGGATCGGGGAGCGGCACCCACATTGTCGGCTGATAAACATCAACGCCGTCGTCATACCAGCCGCCATCGCCGCGAGTCATCGGAACCCAAGGCGAGCGGCCCGGCTCGGCAATGCTCGGATCATAGCCCAATATCCAGCCGTCACCCGGCGGCGCTGTGCTGATGTCCCTTGGGATTCCATGGGACCGTAGGAGCGTCGCCGCCTCCTGCATAAGATTGGCGCAACGGGCGAAGCTGGCCGCTTTGTCGTCGGGCGCGACGATGTCGAGCCAACAGTCATCGAGCCGCTGGGCAAGGTCGAGAAGGTTCGTCATTGCACTGTCGCTCCTTCGCCCAAGGCTTCGGCCACGTCGGCGTGGGCAATCTCCATGATGTCCTTCAACGCGGCTGCGATCTGCTCGGCAGGGAAATGGGCGAACAGTACCGCGACGGACGCTTGATAGAGCACCGCCGCAGCGGTGCCCGGATCGCCGGTCGTGCCCACCACGTCCTGAGCGAGTGTCATGGCGAGATCGTCAAGATCGTCCTCGCTCATTTCGTCATCTCCTGCTGGATCGCGTTTGCGCGGTCATACAATTTGCGGAGAAGGTCGGGTGGCAATATCTCCTGCGCCGCACGCTTGTAGGCATCTACATTTGCCTGCGTCACCAATGCATGCCGCCGCAATTTTAGCTCTGCCGCCTGCTGGTTCAGCGCCTGTATGCGATGACCAAGGTCGCGGATCGCGTCATCATCCTGACGGCGCTTAGCAACCAACAGTTCGGCTTCAATGCGGGTTCTATCCGCATCAATCCGACGGCGCTCTTCAACGCAGTCCTGCAACGTCATTTTGTCTGGATCACTCTGAGGCCTGCCTGAATCACCCCATCTCCAATGGGTGACCCGCTCCCAATCAACTTCATCGGCTTGGACGACGCGGCATCGGCCGCGAACGCCGTCTTCCTTGATCTGGACGAACGCTTTCGGGTTTACGATAACCACGGGGATTTGAGGGAGGCCGAAGTGCCTCGTCCACGGGCGAGGGCTGCGAGCGTTCGTCATCGTCTACCTCCTTTCAGCCGTGCTGGGTTGACCGGCATCCATACGATCGCCCGCTTGCCGCTGGCGTTGTGCCGCCGATGGCCGCTGTCGCGGACCTTTCCGTCGCGGGCCAGTTCGGTGATGCGCGGCCGGACGGACAGGATCGACAAGCCCAGCCGCCCCGCTACCTCGTCGGCGGTCAGGCCGTTGGAATGCTCCAGTACCTTGAGGCATCGGGCGCGAAGGATGGGAGCCTTGTCCGCGATCTCATCCGCCGCCTGAAACGACGTTTCACGGGCCTTTGCGCCTGGACTGTCTGGATAGCCGAACAGGTCAGGCATCTCCGTCTCCCGGATTGGTTGCGTGATCCCACCGGAGATAGTCGAGGAAGGCGCGTCCGACCGCGTGGGCGAGAAGAGGATCGCTTTGAAGCTCTTTGACCATGGCGAGCGATTCCTCGTCGCCCTGGTGCGTCAACCGCAGCGCGCCTCCCTCGTCGTTGCCAAGGTCGTTGCCAAGCTCAGCCCAGCGGAAGAACCATGCGAATCCGCGCCGATCCGCTGCGCTGGCGATTGAAGCCAGTTCCGCTTCGTATCGTGCGGTAGCCATCAGCGTGCACCCCCTTTGGAGCCGGACGGCAGGGGGGACAAACGCCGCCCGGCTCCACCAGCCGCAGGGGCATGCGCGGCTGGAACTGAATCGAAGGTCACGCGGGCGATCTCGCGCATGACGATGTAGGTTGAGCCGGGGCGCTGCCGCGCCAGGCGCTCGGCTTCCGCCAGCGCCTCGTCTTCGGTCTGGAGCCGGAAGCGAGGATCACGCTCCGGATTGCGGCGCCACGCCATGAACGCGAACTGGTCGCGATGTGTGATCGTCATGCCGCTCATAGCGAGTCGGCCCGCTCAAGTGCCCGGCGCAGCACGGTCTGCGCATCGGTGAATAGGCAGACGCATACATCGTGATCCCACTGATCTATGTCGGCCGGTCGGTTCTCAATCACGCCCATGCCGTTGGCGGCGTGGATCATTGAATAGGCGGTGCGGACGGTCTCCGTCAGAGTGCACATCTCGCGCTCCAGCCGCTTGACCACGTCGTTGCCCGTTGACGGCCGGGTAGCCTGTCCGATCACAAGGCCAGCGGTTCGGCAGAACTCCCGGTAAGCTGCGTCGGCGGCAAAAGCGGCGTCCATCTTCTCCCTGGTCGTCGCGCCAGCGCGGGCGCAGACGATATTATGGTTCGCCACGGCGCTGATGTAGCGCTCATAGGCCTGTGTCTCGTCGGCGCTATATGCGCGCTTCGTTTCAACGGTCATGATCTGGCTCCAACCGAGTAGGCTTTGTCGACAAAGCCGCCGCGCCCGCGAACCATGGTCGCATTGACCCAGGTGACGCGGCTCGCATCGAGGCGGCGGATATGACCGCGCCGCAGGTGCGAGCGGGGTCCATTGCGCGGACCGGAGAAGGCTTCTCCGCTTCCCTCGCCTTCACCATGACCGTCGATCGTCAGGATATGAAAATCCCTGAGAGGCGGCCGGGACTTGTTGCGCGCCCTATTCAGGGCGGCCGATGCTGGCTGACGTTCCGCCCGCACATTCTTGCAGAGCAGGACATGACAGAGGTCGATGTAGGCGCAAACCTCATCCATAACATCGGCTGAAATGTCGTTGAGTACCTTGTCGATGCCCTGGCGCTGAGCGCCCGCCATGACGGCTTCGGGCATTATCGGAATAAAGCCCAAAGACATTCCGGTTTCAGCCGATTTTCGCGTGACGCGCCGATCAGCGACCATGGCCTTAACAAAGTCGAGATTGACCGCGTCGGCCGGAGCCGGGCCGCCATCGAAGGGCACGAAAGCCGCGCCAGCGATAGGCATCCACAGGTTCTGCCGATCAAAGTAGGTAATCGATGCGATAACGACGCCCGGCTCATCAATCGGCGGCGCGATGGCCGCCAGCAAGGGCGGAAGATCGTCGCGCCATTCCCAGGCCAAGGATATGCGACGCGAGGCAGTTTCGGCATTATACTCTCCGCCGCACGGCACCCCGTTCAGCGCTGAATATTCCAGCGCCACGACTTCGAACGGCGGTTTGAGCGCCATGCCGGGGAGATCGGCGCGTGGCTTTGCCCTGTCCATCAGTTGGCCGTTGTCGGGCAGGACGAATACCTCCGCCTGCTCCAACTTTCTGATAAGGTAATCCATGCCCTGCCGTACGCCCGGCGCACCGGGGCAGGGATGAGACCGCAGGCTTTCGATGGCCTTCGGTGTATAGTTGAGGGCGCGGATCATATTGCAATGCCCTCCAGAATCTCTGGGTTGAGCCGGGCCTTAAGCTTCGCGCCGCGCGCGACGGCGGCGTCGATCAGCGTCAAGGCCTCGTTTGTGATGGCGTCGCGGTCAGCCCATACGATCTGACCGCCGTCCAGCGGGCCTGTCAGGTCGAGCTTGTAAATGCAGTCCGCAACGTTCCGGGCGGGGAGGGCCAGAATCGCCTGCGCCGCAGTCGAGTGCTTGTCGACCAGCGCGTCGATTTCCTCATCGGAGTAACCATCGGGTAGGGCATCGATAGCGTCTTGCGCGTCATCGACCTCGGCCATCGCCTTCGACCAAATCTGGTCGAGCGGATGCGAGTACTTGATTATGATCCAGCTCATGGCTGCGCCTCCAGCAAAGAGGAGAGTTCCGCCATCCACCAGTTCAGCTTGATCCGGTTGACAGCGCAGGCGCGAAAGCAGGGTTCGCACCCAAGGATGCAGCCTGGGGCGACCAGTTTCGTGCCTGAACGGGTGGCGGGGTCGCGGTCGACAGCAGTGAGGCGATGACAAACGCGGCGCGCTTCTTCGATCTCGCTGTCGCCGGGATTATTAACGACCAAGCGCAAGATGGTCGCGGTCATGACCGCGCCTCCATCGCCTCAAGGTCCTTGATCGCGGACCAGACCAGTTCGGTCAGATAGTCTTCACCGCGAATAGACTCATCAAAGCCAGGGATCGTGGCACCAAGCGCCGTCGCCTCGATCAGGGGAATCGCGGTTTGCGTGAACATGAGCATGCGCAGCTTGGCGATCACCCCTGCCAAGGTCTCCGCAGGGGTATCGACGATCGTGACAGTATCGTTCTCTGGATCATCGCTGTTGAGCTTTGCCCACTGGCGACCAGCGAAGGACTTCCATGCGGCGATGATGTTTTGGTCAGTCTGGGCGACCAGCATCGCGCGCGGGCGGGTACGTGTGAAAATGGTCATCGGCTGGCCCTTCCGCTAAAGTGCTTCGCTTCGGCCAAGACGATGTCATCATACCGGTCGATCATCCGGCCATGGGCGAGAAGCACCTTGAGGGCGAACGCGGTGGCGTCCGGTGCCGGCCATTCCATCAAGGAATCTTCCGCTTCGCCCGCGACATCTCCGAGGCGATCGTCTTCCTCCAGCACCTCTTTCGAGGCCATCGCGTATCCCGCTTCCAGTTGCTCTTTGGGTAAGCCCCAGTCGATGCCGTGCAGCTTGGCGTGGGCGATGTCAGCAGCCCGCGCCTCATCGAAGGCAGCGAGGCGTCGGTTCCATTCGCTGCGCGTGTCCATATGCAGAGCATCGTTGACCGCAACGGCTATCATCTGGAAGGCGAGGTCAGTCGGAAACTCGCCGGGGTTAATGGCGGCATCGCCTGTGCTGCCGTTGGTCAGAAATGGGGCCATCTCATGAAGCGCCGCAATAAGTTTCGTGGCGAGATCAGCGCCACAATTCGGGCGAAAGTCTCGGATAGCTTGCTTCGAATGCTGCCACTGGTCGGTGTCATCCGACGCAAAGGACCGGGCCATGAGCGTGTAGTGCTTCGCCAGTTCAAGGCTGGTGCCAGCGGGAACTGGGGGAAGAGGGAAGGCGGTATCGCCACGAACGATGGTGCTGGAGAGCATGTCAGGCCCTTTCCGAAAGTTCAGGAAGCCACTCAAATTCTCCACACCAAGAGGTGTAGAAAGTGACCGGGAACATCGTGGAATCGAAGGCGTCGTCGACGCTGAATACTTCGTCATTGTCGAGGTGCATGCCTGGCCGAGGCGGGTTGATATTGACCCGAGCAAGCGCATCGATGATCTGAGGCGGGCGCCGACGGCATGCCCCAAAGCCGAAGGAAGGATCGTTCGTCCCCTTCTCCAGCCTGAACGTATCGGGCGCCCAGAACTGGCAGGTGGCGCAACGCGGCTGCGTGACATCATAGTTGATGTTCGGCTGCGCCCGCTCGGCCGACGACATACGGTCGGGAAATGGCACGTCCATCTCAGCGGCCCTCCCGGCGATCCAGTTCGGCGTTCGACTGCTCGGCGCGATGGACGTCGTTAAAATGGACACTCAGCGCAAAGAGGGTGGTGATCCCGTCGAGCGCCTGGGCGATTATGTCGTGACGCCTAGTCTGGATGAGATTTTCGTGAAAAAGCCCGCCACGCTCGATCCCGGCCGGACCCATCGCGCAACTGTTGTGAAAACTCGCGCTCAGGAGGTTAAGCAGCGCGAAGCCTTGGTCTGAAAATTCATCCGCATCTGCGCTCTCGAAGGGAGCAAACCCTTCCATTACGCGGAGATCCGCCAAGGTCGGAATAGCAAGACGCGGGGTCGCTTCTCGCGGAGCGCTATCGCTCCGCGACTGGTTGCCGTCAGGCATAGTCGGGGTCTCCTGTGTCAAAGTGACAGGAGATGCCTTGCCCTGCTCCCTTTCGGGAAAACTACGGACGCCAGCGCGCTCCTGCCTTCATCACCGTTTTCGGCCCGTGGGCGATCAGGTGATGAGGCATATATGCGGTGTGGAATACCACCCTGTCAAGCGCATAAAGTGTTTTTTAACACACTCCGTCCGAGATCAGGTCTTCCGAATGATCGCAACGATTCTGCCGACCACGTGCAATTCCCCGTCATAGGCGGTTTCGGGCGGCACGTTGGGGTTGTCTGAGAGTATCTTCACGCTGCCGTCGGGCATCGGCCGCAAGCGCTTGATGATCCCGGTTTGGCCATACGCGGCGGCCCATATCTTGTCGGCCATCCGAACTTCGCGTTGCGACGTGTCGATCATCACCATGTCGCTGTCGAGGATGGTGGGCGTCATAGAGTCGCCGGTGCCGGTGGCCAGAACAACCTTGTCGGGCGGAGCATTCGTGAACTGCCGCAGCCAGGATAAAGAGAACTTGTGCCGCTCGCCCGTGACGGGAAGGTCGAGGTAGGTGCCGCCACCCATCCCGTAGGCAATGTCCCACTGCTCGATTTCAACGTCGTCGCTTTCATCATCGTCGCCGCGATACCGGGACGTCGATGGTTCTGCGCCCTCCACAAGCACCAACGCTGCTCGCCCGAATGCATCTGGCAATAGGTCGCCCACGGAAAGACCTAGAGCCTTGGCCAATTTCTCGACAGTGCCGAGGCGCACATCCTGCGTGTCCTTTTGGAGGATGTCACGAACAACGGTTTCGCCCACACCAGCGGTTTTCGCGAGAGCCTTCGGGTTTGTGTTCCGATGCTTGATCGCCGCAGCCAGGCGGTCCTTCAGGATGTCAATCGCTCGTTCGGTGCCGGTGCTCATAAGGTCGTGTGTCAAAAAGCCGCCTTTCGCGCTAGATGGTGATATTCCACACTTTTGACTGGAAAGTGTTTCAAAACACACCTATCAATGGGGTTAATGACTGACCCTCTGAAAGAAGAAATCGAGGTCTTCCTCCGGCTGACCGGAATGAAGCCCACGCGGTTTAGCATCAGTGCAACCCGTGACCGGCATTTTGTCCGCAAAGTGCGAAAGGGTCGGCGTGTGTGGCCAGAGACGGCTGAACGCGTCCGCGCGTTCATGCGCAATTATGACCCCCATGCCGAGGCGAAGTGACGCCGATGTCTCGGGGGAAGGCGAGCGCCGGGCGCCGCAGTCGAGTGAACGAAGCCGACCTTCGTCATCTGCTTGATGAACTGAAGGCGAGGATACCTGCATCAAGCGTGATGGGCCGCGCAATAAAATTGAAGCGGGCAGGCCGGGACTATCAGGGGCTATGTCCGTTCCACCAGGAAAAGACGCCCAGCTTCACAGTCAATGATGCGAAGGAATTTGGCCACTGCTTCGGCTGCGGCTGGCATGGCGACATTTTCCGGTTCGTCATGGATAAGGAAGGATGCGGATTCCGGGAGGCATATCAGCGCCTCGCGAACGACGATCTCCCTACATGGACACCACAGGAACGCGCGAAGGCGCAGGCCGGTCAGCGCCTGGAAGATCTCGAAAAGGAGAAGGACGCCCGCCGTTTCTTCTCAGAGTCCTTGCCGATCGTGGGGACGCCCGGCGAGGTTTATCTTCAGGCGCGAGGCATCACTGTCGCAGCGCCGGAGTTCGTGCGCTTCGGCATGGTTCCGTCATGGCGAAGCAAGGAAACCGGCGAATGGGGTCGCAAACGCCCGGCCGTCATCTGCGGCGCGCAGGATGGGTCTGGGGCGGTGGTCGGTATCCAGCGGATCTTCTTCAAGAACGATGATCCCAAGCTCGGCAAGAAAGACTGCAAGCTGAGCCTCGGCACTATCAAGGGGTCTGCGCTGCGGCTGGCACCGGCGGGACGCTCAATCATCATGGCAGAAGGCCCGGAAGACGGCATGTCGATCTTGCAGGAGGGCCCTGGTTTGCCCGTCTGGGTGCCGTTTGGCACAAGCATGATGCCTGCTGTCGATTTCCCGCCCGAAGTCCGGCGGGTGATTATTGCCGGTCAGAATAATACCGCAGGCCGGATCGCGGCGAACAAGGCGGCGATTTCACTGTCGGAACGCGGGCTTGAGGTCGCATTCGCTTGGCCAGATAGGCGCTTTGACGACTGGAACGATCAGTTGCGCGGGGCGCTGGCCAATGGCTGATGGCTTCGCATCCGAGTTTGCAGACGTCGAGTCTGTAGCGCCGCAGCCGTTGGATCTGCGCGGCGCAATGGCTGATGCTGTCGAATATCCTATCGATGCGCTCAGCCCGCGCCTGCGGAACGCCATTTTGGCGATTGAAGCTATGGCGCAGGTGCCGATCTCGCTTGCAGCCCAATCAGTTCTGTCGGCCGCGTCACTGGCGGCTCAGGGGTTCATCAACGTCGAAACCATCGTGAACGGGAAGATCGTCCCCGTGTCGGTTTTTCTGCTGAGCATCGCTGCATCCGGTGATCGCAAGTCCACGTCCGACAGCCTCGCAATCAAGCCTGTGAAGGAGCGGGAGGAGCAGCTTGGGATGCACTATGAGCAGCGCAAGCATGAGTTTGCCATTGATGACGCGGCGTTCAAAGCCGCAACGCAGAAGGCCAAGAACGGCAGCAATAAATCGCGGGAGGACATCCGGCGCGATCTGGAGAGCGTGGGCAAGCCGCCGATCCCGCCCATTCAGCCCCTGCTCACCGTGGACGAGCCGACCGGGCCGGGCATGCAACGCCTGTTTGCGGAAGCCATGCCGGCGCTTGGCCTGTTTTCAGACGAGGGCGCCACCTTCCTTGGTGGCTGGTCGATGCAGGAGGAAAATCAGGCTGCCACTGGCGGCATGCTGTCGAAGCTTTGGGACGGTTCGCCTATCAAGCGTATCCGGGCCGACAAGGAGAACGGGACACAGATCCTCTATGGGCGTCGTCTCTGCCTGCACCTGATGGTGCAGCCCGACATTGCCGGGAAGCTGCTGGGCAATCCGGCCGTGCGTAATCAGGGCCTATTGAGCCGTATCCTCCCAGCGGCGCCAAAAAGCTTGAAGGGAAGCCGCTTTTATGCGGAGCCCAGCGACAAGCACCGGGAAGACCTTGCCGCATATCACCAGCGTCTCGGCCGTATGCTGGCGACAGAATTTTCATTCCGCGATCCCCAGACCCGGGCGCTGGACTTGGCGATCGTCCATCTGACCCCAGAGGCGAAAGCCAAGCTGATCGAGTTCAGCGACCATTGCGAGCGATTGCTCGGGCCCGGCGGACCTTATGAGCAGATTGCCGATTTCGCATCGAAGATGACTGAGAACGCGACGCGGTTGGCGGCAACCATCGGATATTTCGAGGGAGGCGGGGCGCTGATAGACAAAGGGCTCAGCCTACAGGCGGTGCAAGCCGGTATCGCGCTTATGGAGTTCTATGCCAGCGAAGCCATCCGGCTCTATGGCACTTCCGCGCTGGATAACGATACTGCCAACGCAGCCCTACTGATCGAATGGATCAGAAAGCGCGAGCTAACAGCGGTCGGCGCGCGGTTCCTGAACCGACGTGGCCCCCAACAGACCCGGAACGGCCCGGCGCTCAAGCGGGCGCTCGAAATCCTTGTGGAATATAAGCACCTCGTCCCGATCAAGGGCGGCGCACGGCTGGACCTTGGAGGCGAGGCGAAGTTCTACGCCGAAGCCTACACCGTGATCCCCGCAGGTGCCGAATGAGCGAGGGCGACCTGTTCAGCGCCGGCTTTGCGTGGGGCGATGTCGCGGACGCTGCGACACCCGTTGCGACACCTGACAAAGGCGCGCCGTCGCAGCCTCGCCCGCCGCTGTCGCAAACCCGTGCGACACCTGTCGCGACAGGCGACGCCCCCGCATTTGCACGGGATTTCGGCTGGTCGGACGATGCTGTCGCAAGTGTCGCAGGTGTCGCAAATCTAGGCGTTGAGGCAGAGGTGTCGCAAAATGCGACCCCCCCGATTGCGACAGAGTTTGCGACACGTGAAAGCGCGCATTTTCGGGGCTTAGAGGGGCAATCGACACAGCCTGTCGCAGATGTCGCAAGTGTCGCAAATTGGAGTTTGGCAGTCGAGCGCGCAGCCCGGTCGCGCGCGCCGGACGGCATCACCGACATGGCGTGGCGGGCGCTGGTCATGGACGCTCGCATGCTGCTCCAAAATTGGGGGACGGACCTGTTTGGGCTCGGCTGGACGACACTGGAAATCTTCGGGGTTGCGCGCCAGCCGGGCATGCGACGGCTCGATGTCGTGGGGCTGGTCTATTTGCTGCGGGGGAACGCTGTCGAAGCGATCGACCGCGACACGGCCCTGATCCGGGTCACGCCGCGCGACACGCTGACCTTTCAACGCAAGCTGGTCGCTGGTGGAGGCGTGCCGTTGTGGAAATGGGTGGAGGCTAGCCAGGGCGGGGCGGTCGGGATGGCGGGCGGGGGTAGCGCCTTCAGCGCGTACCCCCGACACCCCCGCCATGTCAACCCCGACCAAGGGGCTGGATGAGAGATGTCGAAAAAAATCGAGATGGCAGACGAAGAGAGACGACTGATGGAAATGAACGTATGCGCCACCTGCCGGTTCTGGATGCGCTATACAGCGCAGGACAAGGGGCCGTTCTTCGAGATTGCCGAAGGGACTGGGGAGTGCAGGCGCAATCCGCCTGTGCTGGATGATCGGGCGCACAAATTCCAAAGCACTGAAGATGCAGCGGGCTGCGCGCAATGGCCGGTAACTTGGGATGGGCACTGGTGCGGCCAGCACCAGCCGCGCCTCCCGACAGCGGGCGATGTCGCTTGAGGAAGCCCCGTCCGACCCCCGCCGACCTCGCCGCCTCCCTGACGGCGGTAAAGCTCCTGATCAAAGGGATGAACGGCGCCATGCCAACATTGGTGGCGGAACTGCGCAGGGAAGCCTGCGAACGAATAGACGACGTGATTGATGACCTGGGGAGCATGAAGCGGTGACGGATATGAATGATCGGTGGTGCATCTTGCGCATGTCGGGCGCGGCGACGCTGCCGGTCGCCACGGCATTGACCGAGACCGGATACCGCGTCTGGACGCCGGTCGAATTGCAGAAGCGTCGCCGGCCGCGATCGAAGGCGACCAAGGAGGTCACGCTGCCATTGATGCCCGGCATCATCTTCGCGGCTGACGATCGGCTGCACGATCTCGTCACCATGTCCCGGTCGCCATCCCTGACGTACCAGCGTTGGAACCCGGAGACGGAGCGCATGGAAATCCGGGGATGCCCTTATTTCTCAGTGTTCCGGTATCAGGGCAAATACCCTCGCATTGCTGACCGGACCTTGGACCCGCTGCGTCAGGCGGAGCAGCGCGGTCGCTTCCGCGCCAAGCTCCCCACGTTCAAGCCGGGCGACAATGTCCGACACCCTGTCGGCATGCTGGGCGGACTGACCGGTGTCGTCCTCAAGGTGAAGCGCCGCAAGGCGGTGGTTATGTTCGGAAGCCTGGATTTGGAAGTCGAGATCTGCGACCTTCTGCCTGCGAAAACCGCCGCTTGACGGCGAGTCGCCTTCTCAGGTAAATGAACGGCAAGCCGAAAGGCGCCGCTGCCATAGCAGCTTCGGAGAGTTAATCGGTCGGCTGGTCATCTGGACCGGCGCCCTCGCCGCCAAACGCAGGAAGCCTCGCTTCCGGCGAACTGCGGCGCAATGCACGAAATTCTTGTTCCCGCTCTGACTGGTTGCGACCCGGTGCATGCGCCGTTCCAGTTATCGGGCTTGCCCAAGGCCAACAGCTAATCCGTCGCCACGGCGGGCGGTAAGGCAGACGTGCTATGAGCGTCCGCGCTGGTGACGGGCCATAATTGCCGACCGGACAGACCGAGACGAAATCTGGCCGGCACCCCGACGCGGCGGCGCTGAAGGAAGCGCAGGCCAAGGAACGCTGGCTTAACCGAACCACCAGCCAAGGCCCCCGATCAGCAATGGATGGGTACAGCCAGAGGGACACCCGCCAGCAGCCGGTATCAAGCCCGGCCCGCGTCACGACATTTTGGGACAATTTGTCCCACTTGCTGGGGTAGCTCAACGGTAGAGCCGCTCACTCGTAATGAGAAGGCTGCGGGTTCAAGTCCCGCCCCTAGCTCCATTCATGCGGCTATCGTCCAACGGTAGGGCCTCGGTCTTCCAAACCGATGATGCCGGTTCGAACCCGGCTGGCCGCTCCAGTTCCCCCGGCAACGGTGGAAGCCGCTGGCCTTTCGGTAACCCCTGAGATGGAGGGGTCAGCGGCAGTCATTCAGGAGGCGGCATGGCGAAGGCACCCGAGCCCACAACGCAGACGGGTGCGCCATGGCGTCCGAGGCGGGGCATCGTGTCTCGCATTCGCTGCACCTTCGGCTGGCATGAATGGGTCACGAACGACGGGCACTGGCGCCGATGGTGCGCAGAGTGCGGCCACGGGAAGGAGCCTCCGCCATTACGGCCGCCCTGCTGATGGAAGCGCAACATTGTTGCGGCGACCAGCAACGATCGGACCCCGTCGCGGGTCCTTCCGGGCAATCTGCCAGTGAGGGGGGCAAAGGCGCAAAAGGTCGCTAGCCACAAGATTGTCATAGGTGCCGCCGCCTTGGGGTCATTTCTGGCGGAAATTAGCGCGTTTCAGCGAATGGGAGGCGACAATTTCCAGCATCGACACCATGACGCTTACCCGCGCGGACGTTGCGTGGCTGGTGGGCATGTCCGACAGTTGGGTCCGGGACCGTATGCAGGCCGGGGACTTCCCCCGCCCAGGCGAGACGGCAGAGCAATATGTCGAGGCCTTCCTCGAATTTAAGCTGCGGAAGTTCGAACGGGCCGATGAGGACGGCAGGCTCGATCTTGAAGCCGAACGTGCCCGTCTCGCGAAAGAGCAGGCCGACAGAGTGGCTATGGACAATGCGGAGCGGCGCAAGGAATTGGCGCCGCGTCCCGACATGATCGCTGCAATTACTGGCGTGATCGTAATGGCAGTGGCCCGCCTCCAGCAGGTGGGCGCGCAGGTTGCGCAGGGCGATGTGAAACTACGGAAGCGCATCGAGACGGCGATCAATGACGTGTTGACCGACATCAGCGTCACGCGCGTCGAGGAGGCGGTGGGCGGGGGCTTGGATGAGGATGACGCCCCCGACGAAGACGACGACTGATACGCTAACCGTCCGTGGCGCGCACGGCGTCGCGGTGGCGGAGCAGGCATTCGCTGCATTCGCTCCGAAGATACGGCCGAAGTTATCGCAGTTCATGTGCGACCACGCCCGGTCCGATGACGGGGCGAAGATTAGGCCGTTTCCGTTTCAGTCGGACTTGGCCGACGCGTTCACTGATCCGGAAACGGCGCAGGTATCGGTCAGGAAGAGTAGCCGCATTGGCTATTCCACTATCCTGCAATCCTTTGTCGCCTGGCGCATCAAATACGATCCGGCGCGGACGCTCATCTACCAGCCGACGATTGATGACGCCGAGAAGTTCAGCAAGGACGACCTTGACCCGGTCCTGCAATGGACTGTCGTCCGGTCGGTAGCCACTTTCAAGCCCCGACATTCGGACAACCAGATCAGGGCGAAGCGGTACAAGGGCGGCTGGATACAGATCAAGGGCGCGAACAGCCCCAAGGAGTTCCGCCGCGTCACGTCAGATGACGTTTTCCTTGAAGAATGCGATGGCTACCCGTGGGCCTCGAAAGAGGAAGGCGACCCCGCTCGGCTGGCGTTCAAGCGCAACCTGACATCGCCGCGTCGTTTCAGCGCCGCCGGCTCAACGCCCAAGGTCAAAGGCTTCAGTCGGATCGATGCCCTGTTCGATCAGGGCAGCCAGGAATATCGGTACGTGCCTTGCCCGCACTGCGGCCACGTGCAGAAGCTGGTGTTCGGTGACGGCACAGGACCGGGCATCCGCTGGGCTCCGAAGGAGAACCCGACCCACGCTTGGTATCGCTGCGAAAACGGCTGCGACATCGAGGAGGAGCATAAGCCGTGGATGGACGAGAACGGGGAATGGCGGGCGCACAACCCCGCCGCATTCCCCCGACATCGATCCTTCCACATTTGGGCAGCATATAGCCAGCATCCCGGCGCCGCCTGGCTGGAAATTGCCCGCGAGTTCATGGAGGTCCGCAAGGACCCGAATCTGCTCCGGACCTTCGTCAACCAAGTGCTGGGCGAGGCATGGTCGGAGCGGGGCGAGGCTCCGGAATGGCAGCGGCTCTATGACCGGCGCGAGATGGATATGCAGCTTGGAACGCCTCCATCATGGGCTGGGCTGCTGATCGGCGCTGCCGACGTTCAGCGCGGCGGTGGCGGTCGCATCGATATGGACATATGGGCCTTCGGGCCCGGCAAAAAGAGGGCCTTTGTCGAGCGCATCGAGGTGTTCGGCCCAATCTCGGACAAGAAGACGTGGGCGAAACTCGATCTGGAGGTCGCGCGCGAGTGGCTTTCGCAGGACGGGCGATCGATGCGCCTGACCCGCGTCGCCGTCGACTCCGGCGATGGCGAGAACACGATGGAAATCTACTCCTGGGCCCGGCGTCATCCGGGCTTTGTTATGGCGGTGAAAGGCCGGGAGAGCATCGCTGCCCAGCAAGCCATAGGCGTGCCGACCTGGCAGGACGTTACGGTAAATGGTCGGAAGCTGAAACGGGGCGTCCGGCTCTGGAACATCGGCACCTCCATGCTGAAGTTCGAGCTTTATGGGCAACTCAGCCTCGAAAAGCCGGTGGACGGCGACGAATATCCGGAGGGTTACATTTATCTGCCCAACGGCACGTCGGACGAGTGGATTAAGCAGTTAGTCGCGGAAGAGTTCAAGCTGATCAAGCTGCGGAGTGGTGGATTCCGCCGCAAATGGGACAAGACCCGCGACCGCAACGAAGCTTTGGACAACGCCATCTATGCGCGCGCGGTCGCGATCAGCCTGGGCGTTGACCGCTGGACGAACCTGCATTGGACCAAGGCGCGGGGCGATATGGAAAAGCCCGCGCAGATGCCGGTTTCCGCGCCGTCAGTGCCGAAACAAACTGTCACCCGGCCGCCCCCGAAGGCTCCCGCCCAGCGACGGCAAAACCCATTCACTTCAAGGAGGCGCTGATGGCCTACCAGCCAGAGGATCTCGACAAGATCGATGCCGCCCTCCTGTCCGGTGTCAAGAAAGTCACCTTCGCGGACGGCCGGTCGACCGAGTTCCATTCACTGGACGAACTGCGCCGCCTCCGGGCCGACGTCAAAGCCGAATTGGGCGCCAGCGCTGCCCAGGTGAACCCTCGCGTCCGCACCGTCGTCGGCAGGATTCGTCACAGGTGAACCGGTTCGAACGCGCCATCGCCGCCGTAGCGCCGCGCTACGCTGCAAAGCGTGCCTACGCGCGCACGCAGATCAACACTCTCGCCCGCATCGAGCAACGTGCGGCGCAGAAGCGGCTTCGCGAGGACCCTAATTTCGGCGTCAACACCGGCAACCCCGATGATGCGCGCCCGCGCCGCTTCATCGATCGCCAAACGCTGCTGCGGCTGGCCTACGAAAACCCCTATGGCCGCAAGGCTATAAACACGCTGGTCAATAACTCTATCGGCTGGGGGATCACCGGGGCACCAAAGGGTCCGAAAGCGGTTTCGACCCTATGGCTGGAGTGGATCAAGGTCGCAGACTATCGCGGCCGGCTCGATTTCTTCGGTCTCCAGGAACTGGCGGTGCGGACGATGTTCCGGGAGGGGGAATCCTTCATCGTCCGCCGCTGGGTTCGCGACGCTCCCGTTCTGCCCTTCCGGCTGCAAATCCTCGATGCCGGAATGCTCGCGATCGACAAGGTGGGCGAGTATATTGAGGATGGGATCGAATATGATGCCGACGGCAATGTCGTTGGCTATTGGTTTCATCAGGCGCGATCGACCTACCGGCGCAACCGTCCCCCGGTGATGTACCCGGCCGGCGACGTCATTCACCTGTTCGTTCAGGAAGAAGCGGGGCAGAAACGCGGGCGGTCGGTCTTCGAACCGGTCATCAAGCGCATGGGCGACATCGATGACGCCCTCGACGCCGATTTGGTCCGCCGCAAGATCGAATCGTGCTTCGTCGGCTTCCGCACACTGAATTGGGAAGATGCTGACGTGCCGCTGGGGGTGCGGGAGGCTCGCGCCGAAGGCGAGCCACCGGCCGAGTTCTTCGAACCCGGCATGATCAGCACGCTTTCGCCTGGCGAGGACATAAAATTCGGTGATCCCAAGCCCGCTGGCGGACTGGGCGAGGCGGTCCGTATCAACTTGCTTGCCACCGCTGCGGGCATCGGCGTGACCTATGAGCACCTGACCGGCGACCTGTCGCACGTCAATTTCTCATCCTATCGCGCTGGCGCGCTGGAGTTTGACGCCTCGATCGAGCGTATCCAGTGGAACACCATCATTCCTGTTGGGCTCAACCGGGTCTGGGGATGGTTCTGTCAGGCGGCCTATGAGTTCGGCAAGACGGCGAAGCTCAGCTACGACATGCGCTGGACGCCGCCGCCGCGCAAATCGATCGACCGCAAGGGCGACGCGGAAGCCGACATTCTCGAAATGCAGGCCGGGCTTGAGAACCGCCGCAGCCTGCTCAATGCTCGCGGGCTCGACCATGACACGTTCATGGAGGAAACCGCCGCCGACCTGAAGGCGCAACAGGACAAGGGCCTCTTCTACAAGGGTGACCCGTTCACGGCTGCCCAGGCCGCCGCATCCTCGCAACCGACCACGGGAACCAACTGATGAACGCACCAGCTTCGGCGGCGCAGGCGCGCGCCGTCACCGCGCCCATGATGACGCGCGCCGCCGACGTGCGGCCATCGTCGTATCGGGAGGAAGACAACTCCATCGAAGTCTGTTGGTCGGTAGGCGCGGCCGGGCTCCGCTTCGATTGGTACGATGGCGGCTATTATGTCGAGGAACTGAGCATGGAGCCGGGCGCCGTTCGGCTCGACAGGCTCAATGCCGGCGCCAGTGTCCTCGACAGCCACAGCAGCTATCGGCTGGCGAGCGTCATCGGCTCGATCGTGCCCGGCAGCGTCCGTATCGAGAATGGTCAGGGCCTTGCCCGCGTCCGCTTTGCGACGACGCCCGACGTTGCCGACGTCGTGGCCAAGATCAAGGAAGGCCATATCCGCTCCCTGAGCGTGGGTTACAACGTCTATGAATTTGTGCGCACCGAGCGCGAAGGCCAGCACCCTCACATGCTGGCGACGGATTGGGAGCCGGTAGAGGTTTCCTTTGTCTCGGTGCCTTTCGATCCCGATGCGCAGGTTCGCGCCCGGAATGCCGAGCAGGGCGGCCATCCCTGCACCATTCGCGGCGCGACCGCGCATTCTGAGGAAGTAACTATGACTGAACCGACGTCGACCCCGGCGCCGGCGCCCGCGCCGACGACCGCCCCTTCGCCTGCTCCAGCCCCGGCCCCGGCACCAACGCCCGAACCGGCACCGAGCACGACCCCGGAACCCGCCCAGCGCGCGCTGGCGGTCACGGCACGCACGATTCGGGAGCGCTGTGCCCGCTCGACCGACCTCGGCAACGACTTCGCCCTCGAACTGATCGAGCGGAATGAAGAAAATCCGATGACGGAAGTCGAATTTGAGCGTGCGATCAGCGATCGTCTGCTGGATCGCCGCCAGCAGCCGCATATCGACGTCCGCGCGGGCGCCAGTGGCACCGAGAGCGAGGGCTATCGCCGCGCGATCGAGACGGCGGTCATCTTGCGCGCCGATCCCAGCGTCCAGTTCGACGCTGCGGACATCTCGGCTGCCCGCGAGTTCGCCGGCATGTCGCTGATGGAACTGAGCCGCGACTATCTCCAGCGGACGGGCATTTCCACCGTCGGCATGGGGCGTCTCGAACTGGCTGGCGCCGCCCTCGGCATGCGCTACGGCGCAATGACCACCAGCGACTTCGCGAACGCGCTTTCGAGCGCCGCCGCGAAGCGGGTCCGCGATTCCTATCAGGCGGCTCCGCAGACCTTTGGCGCCATCGTCTCGCGCGGCACCCTGCCGGACTTCAAGGATACCAACATCATCGGCCTGGGCGATGCCCCGTCGCTGCTGCTGGTCCGCGAAAACGCTGAGTTCACCTATGGCGCGATGTCCGATACCGGCATGACCTATCGCCTCCAGACCTATGGCCGCATCATCGCGATCACCCGTCAGGCTCTGATCAACGATGACAAGCGCCTGTTCAGCCGCATCCCGACCCAGTTCGGCTTCAAGGCTCGCGATCTTGAGAGCGATCTGGTCTGGGGCCTGATTATCAGCAACCCGGTCATGGCGGACGGTAACGCGCTGTTCAGCGTCGCCCACGGTAACCTCGCGGCTGCCGGCGGCGCGATCAGCGTCACCACCGTGGCGGCGGGCCGCCTTGCGATGTCGCAGCAGAAGAGCGCGGAAGGCGGTTTCATCACCGTCCGCCCGGCTTATCTGGTTGTCGGTCCCGCGAAGGAAACTGAAGCGGAGCAGTTCCTGACCGCCGTTGCCGCAACACAGAACACGAACGTAAATCCGTTCGTCGGCAAGTTGCAGCTCATCGTGGAGCCCCGCATCACTGACAATAGCTGGTATCTCATCGCGGACCCAGCATCGATCGACACCATCGAGTTCTCGCATCTCGAAGGTCAGGAGGGCGTCTATATCGAGACCCAGGCAGGCTTCGATGTCGACGGCGTCAAGACGAAGGCGCGTCTCGATGTTGGCGGCGCGCCGATCGATTGGCGCGGCATGTATAAGAACCCCGGCAACTAATCCGGACATCCCCACCACCAAGCCCTGACGCCTCCGGGCGTCAGGCATGGAGATCGTGACATGAAGATCGTCAATCTCAGTGGCCCGGCCGTGATCGCCGGAGCCGTCCGCTATCCCATCGAGGGTGCGCTCACCGTTACCGACCAACAGGCCGAGCAACTGGAGAAGTCTGGCCGCCTCGATGGTGAACCCGAAGATCTGCCCGTCGAAGACGAGCAGCAGGAAACCTCCGCCAAGCCCAAGCGCGGCGCGGCGATCAAGGAGTCGTAAGTCATGAAGAACTTTGTTCAGCAGGGCGACAATCTCACCCTGACCGCCCCCTATGTGCTCGCCAGCGGTGCTGGCGCGCTTGTCGGTTCCATCTTCGGCGTGGCATCGGCAGACGCAGCCAATGGCGCGCCCGTCGTGCTGGTCACGCGCGGCGTATTCACGCTGCCCAAGGCGACCGGCGAGGCCTGGACGGCTGGCGTCAAGCTGTATTGGGATAACACCAACAAGCGTCTCACCACGACCTCCGCTGGCAACACCCATGTGGCGCTTGCCACGGCTGCCGCCGCATCCGGCGACACCTCCGGGCAGGCGCTTCTGCGCGTCGCTGCCTGATATGTCTGGTCCGTTCGCCGCAGCGCTGGACGCGCTTTTCAACGCGCCTGGTTCTGCGGCGGCGGACTATGATGACGGACTTTCTGTCGTCCCAATTCGCGTGATCCTTAGCCAGCCCGACGTGCTTGCAGGCGCTGGGCAGCAGATCGTCACCGCGACGATGGTGATCGACATTCGACGCTCCGAAGTTTCGAACCCGGCCCGCTTCGCGACAGTGCGCGTGGGCGAACGCGATGCTGACGGCGTGCTCGATGTTTCGGCCAGCTATCAATTGGTCGACGAGCCTATGGGCGATGTCGAGGGCCTGACCTGGTCCTGCGGCGCGGAATTGATCGCGCCGTGAAGATCGCGGCGAGCTTCGGCTCGATCAAGGACGATCTCAAAAATATCGAACTGTCCATCGCCTCCGTCGCGACCGCTGCGATGGGTGACGCGGTGGCCGGTCTCAAGAATGAATTGCGCGGTCAGGTGTTGGAGGCTGGCATGGGCCAGCGCCTTGCGAACACCTGGCGGGCGGACGTCTATCCCTCCGTCTATGGCCGCAAGAGTATCAATCCGGCTGGCGTCGTCTGGTCGAACGCCCCGCTGATCATCGATGCGTTCGCGCGCGGCGCGACACTCCGGCCCGTGAATGGCGCGAAGTATCTCTGGATACCGACCAAGAACGTTCCGAAGCATCGCCGCGCCGGAAGCTACCGCTCGAACCTTAGCCGCCGCTCGGGTGGCGGGAGCGCGATGTCTCCGGAGGAATGCGAACTGCATTTCAACACCGAGTTCACTGTTCGACCCGGCCGGAGGGGTTCCTTGCTCGCATTCATGGACCTGACCGCCGGGCTGAACGCCAAGCGCGCCGCGTGGCGCCGCGACACAGCCGGACGCCGAGCGCAGGGCCGCCGCTCTCGCCCCGTGCTGATGTTCGTGCTGCGCAAGACGGTTAAGCTGCCGCGTAGGTTCGAGATCGAAAGCGTAGCCGAGCGCTGGGGCGCCAAGCTGCCCGCGCTGTTTGAGGCGCGCTGGAGGTAAAATGTCCCATCGCCTTCAAGTCCTCGCCGCCGTGAAGGCGGTCATCGCCAATGCGCTGCCCACATGCGAAATTGTCGGGCTAACCAATGAGGCGGATCGGCCCCTCAGGATCTCCCCGCTCGACACGATCGTCATCCGCGACGGCGATCCGGGCGAGCCCGCGATCGATCTTTCCCCGCCCGCTTACCATTTTGACCATAGCATTCCGGTCGAACTGATGACGTTGGCGAGCCCGAACGTCGATATGCGCGAACGGCTTGATCAGCGCGCGGGCGCGATCGGTGCCGGAATCGCCTCTGATCCGTTCCTCGCTGGTCTCTGCACCTTCATCGACGTGACCGCGCTGGAGATTGTCGACGCGGTCGTTCCTGGTGGAGCGAGCCAGTTAGTCGGCCAGTTCGAAATCATCGCTTCCTACAGCACCAGCAGCCCCCTGGGCTGATTTCACGACAAGGAGTCTTCCATGGGATACGGCCAGGGTATCAATGCCGTTTGCAACGGCGTGTTCGAAAGCACCTACGGCATTTCGCCGGCCAGCGGCTTCAAGAAGCTGCCTTTCGTCAGTTCGACGCTGGGCGAGGAGCGCCCGCTGATCGAAGACGATCAACTCGGTTTCGGCCGCGAAGGGCTAGACCCCTCCTATGACGTCGCCACCAATGACGGAGATATTGTCATTCCGGTCGACCAGGCCGCAATCGGCTTCTGGTTGCGAGCGATGTTCGGTGCTCCCGCCACCACGGGAGCAGGCCCCTACACCCATGTGTTTCAGTCGGGTTCGGCGTCCCTGCCGTCGATGTCGCTGGAGATTGGCAATCCGGACGTCCCTTCCTTCTCGACGCATTATGGTGCGGTGGCAAATCAGATGCGCATCGCCCTGGCGCGAAGCGGCATGCTGAACGCCACCATCAGCCTCATGTGCCAGGGCGAGACCGCCGAAGACCCCGCGTCTGCGGCGGGCACGCCGACGGCGTTGACCGGCACCCGGTTCGCGCAGGCTACCGGGTCCATCAAGCGCGGCGGCGTGGCTCTGGGCGCGGTCGTCTCGGCCGAACTGGCGATCAGCAATGGCCTCGACAAGGTGGAGGTGATTCGCGAAGACGGCCGGATCGATGGCGTCGTTCCCGGCGTTCTTGCGGCCACAATCACCCTCCGGACCCGCTTCAACAGCCTTCAGCTTTTCAACGACGCGACGAACCAGACGCCGATCGCGCTGGAGGTCGGCTGGGTAGCGGGGGCGAACTCCCTCAAGTTCGCCTTGCCCCGCGTGTTCCTGCCGCGCCCGAAGAAGCCCATCGAAGGGCCGCGCGGGATCATGGCCGACTTCACGGCCCAGGCGTCCGGCGCTGGCGGCCACAAGGTCACCGCGACGCTGATCAACACCACCGCCACCTATTGAGGAGCGCCCCCATGGCTGGAAATTCGAAGGCGGCGAAGTCTGCCGCTGAAACCACGAACCTGACCGACCCGACGCCCCCGACGGGCCCGGATGAAGCGCTCATTGTCGATCCCGTCGACCAGCGCGATCCTACGCCCGTGATTGAGTCTTTGCCGACGGCGATCGACACCCGCACGCCGGTCGATCTGCGTGCCCGCGTGAAGGTGGTCGACGCTGATTCGGGCGAGCCCATCGAAAAGGTCATCGCCGCGGATGTTGCGGCTGGCCAGGTGACGCGGTTCGCCGTGGAAAACGGTAACCTTGTCCGCAAGAACGACCGCTTCGTCACGATCACCGAAGATCGGTCCATCCGCTTCGAATGGGCGGAAGGGGTGCCGGCCGAATGACCGTCGCCATTGATCTTGAAGCTGAACAGGACCGGTCCAAACCTTGGTGGTTTACCCTCTACCCCGCAATCGAAGCGGAGAAGGAAGAGGATTGCCGCCCCGCTGTGCGGGTGCTGTTCGATCCGATCGGCCGAATCGCCCTTCGGGCAGCGCGCCGGGCTGCTGGTGAGGTCGTGCTTGATGCCGATCTTCCCGATGACGAGAATGCGCCAGTGCCGGCTGATCTGATCGAACTGGCGGGCGATGCTCTCAGCGAATGTTTGCTGATGGCCGGCATCAAGGCCTGGGAAGGCGTGGGCGTGGGCGATACCCCCGTCGAGGTCACTCCGGATCGGCTTCGCCAGTTCCTGGCCGACCCGATGCGGTTCGAGCGGCTCGACAAAGCCTATGTGCAACCCTTCGTGACGAGGGAACTGGAAAAAAACGGATTATCGCCCTTGCCGACTGGAAGTTCGGCGGGGGCGACGCCTACTGCCGCGACATCTGCCAGGCGCACAAAGAGGGCAGGTGCAAAGCGGACGAAGCCGAAGGCGTAAAGGGCTGCCCTTACAGCGAGAATGAGGCCCAGACTGAGGCGGGTGCGGGCGTTTGGGACGTCATATCCGGTTGCGGCCGCCAGTTGCGCGCGCACATGGGCGGGCCTTTTGCGCTCGATTTCAGCGCCGTTCTGACAATGGGGCAGGCGCAGGGGGCCGACATGAAGATGCTGGCCGAAACGCTGCCCTATGTAGAGGCGGTCGTCCTGGCGCAGTTCGATAGGGAGGGCGACGATGCCGAGGCCTAATATCGCCATCCGCCTCGGGACCGAAGGCGCCGCCGATGTCCGGCGCGACGTCGAGAGCGTCGGCACCGCCAACGAAGCGGCGGCCAATCGCGCGCGGACGGCCTGGGACAAGGCGTCATCCGACATCGAGGCGGCCCAGCGACGGCAGGCCGCTGCCGCCGCGAAGATCGCTGCCATCGCCCCCCAGACTGCTACCCAGATGCGCATCAACGACGCGGTGGGCACGGGATCAACGCTGAATGAAGGCTCGGCGCGTGTTTCGGCCGCCGCGTTTCGCGAAGCGATGGCGGCGCAGGAAGAATATGAGCGCGGCGCAACCCGTTTGCGTGCGGCGCTCGATCCAGCCTTTGCTGCCCAGCAGCGCTTCAACGCCGAGATAACGGAGGCGCGCACCCTTCTCGCAAACGGGGCGATCTCCCTCGACGAATATTCGAAGAAGCTGTGGCAGGAACAGCAGGCGCTGGCAGCGGCGAGCGCTGGCCATGGTCGTGTTGCGACGTCGTCGAACGCCATGAAGGCTGGCCTGCAATCGGCGGGGTTTCAGGTCCAGGACTTCCTTGTGCAGGTTAATGGCGGGACCGGCGCCCTGCGTGCTTTCTCAATGCAGGCGCCTCAGTTCATCGGCTCGCTACAGTTGATGGCGCACAACGCCGACAGCAGTAAAGGCAAGTTCTCTTCGTTCATGAACCTGCTGGGCGGCCCCTGGGGCGTCGCCCTTGGTATCGCAATTCCCGCCGCCGCCATGTTGGCGGAAAAGCTGCTCGATGGTGGCGATGCCGCCAAGGAAGCGCAAAAGGCGATCGATAAGCATCGCGACGCGGTCGAGGCGCTTAACAAGGCGATGCGTGATTCGATCCTGACGGCACAGGACCGGGCCCGCGCTTCCTTCGTCGAGGCCGAAAGCGAACGGCTATCGGCGCTGGCCACCCGCAACAAGACGCAGGCGCTGCTTGAGCAGGCCAAGCTGGTGGCTGAACAGAAGCGTGATGACGTCAAGATCACGGCGCGCGGCGATGTCGTCAATCCGGGCTTCGTCAGCGCGTCTCGGGAAGTCGACCGCCTGGCCAAGCTGCTGGCCGAGAACCAGGCCGCCCTCAAACGGCAGACCGATACGGCGAATATCGCCCAGGGCCAGTATATCGCGCAAATCCTGCGTGACATGCGGACCCCGTCCGGGCGCGTCAACCAGCAGTACGATCAGCAAGTCAACGCCATCATCAAGGCGGGTGGGGACGCGAACAAGCAGGCCGCCGCGATCAACCGGCTGGAGGCTGCGCGCGCCGCAGAACTGAAACGGATCGACGAGCAGTCGGATGCACTCCGCAAGAGCGCGAATGCTCGCCGGGACGGCGACACGGCAACGCCGAGCCAGGTCAGCAAATTGTTGCTTGAGGCTTTTGGCGGGACGATCACTTCCACCACTGGCGGCCAGCATGTGAAGGGTTCGTACCATTATCGCGGCCAGGCGGTGGATTTTGTGCCCACGGGCGGTATGGGCGCGATCAGCAAAGAGCAAATCCGCGCCTTGCTGGAAGGTGCCGGACTTCAGATCAAGGAATTGCTGGGTCCGGGCGACAAGGGCCATAATGATCATTTCCATGTCGCCTGGGCGGGCGGCAAGGGCGAGATGGACAGCGCTCGGATCATGGGGCAGTTGATCGCGGAAGAGGTCCGAAAGTCGCTAGCGCTGGAAAAGCAGCGCAATGAATGGCTTAACGAGCAAGGCCAGCATGTCGGAGAAGGTGCGGCTGCCGCCTTGGGCCAGGAAGGCGAGCGCCTAGCTGAAAACCGGCGCGCCATGGCGGAAATGCGCTCCGACATATCCAGCGGCACCGCGCTTCTGAACATCGAATGGCAATTGCGCGGCAAGAGCCGTGATGTTGCGGCGGATATGCTGGAGCTTGAGCGTTATCGGCTCGACATAGCGCGGCAGTTCCCCGGCGCCACGGCCGAGCAGATCGCGGAACTGCTGAAGGCGAAGCAAAGCCAGATCGAGATGAACCGGCTGCTCGAAGACTTCGGGCGCGACTGGCAGGAGGTCACCGAATTTGGGCGCGGGTTCGTCGACACGGTCCTGTCTCCCTCCACGTGGGATAGCTGGGGCGGCGCTGGCAAGACGATCCTGCGCGAGCTTCAGAACGAGATGATGAAACTCGCGATCGTCAACCCGATCAAGAATTTGCTCTTTGGTGATGGCCTGCCCACACTCGGCTCTGTCCTCGGTGGGATCGGCAAGAAGCCGGGGCATAATGCGGTCGGCACTTCCTACTGGTCCGGCGGCATGACCTATGTCGGGGAGCAGGGGCGCGAATTGGTTGATCTTCCGCGCGGATCGAAGATCTACAGCGCCAGCGACACGCGCCAAATGATGCAACCGTCCAGCCATGTCATTTTCGAGGTGCGCCCCCTCAAGGGCGCAACGTTCGATGCAGAGGTATCTATGGTTTCCGACACTCGCATCGCTCAATCAGCGCCGGTCATTGCGGCCGGCAGTAGCCAGGGCGCGCAGGCTGCCATGCAGCGACGGGCGGGGAGGCGCCTCGCGTGATCGTACTGTCTCCAACGAAGTTGCCCGCGAGTGTGACGCCCGCCTTCGTCGATAACGGCGCCACCATGCGCAGCGCGACGAATGCGAAGGGCCTTCGCCTGAACCGCCTCGGCAATCACTTTCGCGCCGCCGTCACCATGCCGATCAGTAGGGCCGACGACGCAGCAGGGCTGATTGCCGATCTCATCGCCGCGAAGGAGGAAGGCCTACGGATGGCCTATCCGCTCCAGGGGGTGGATCAGGGAGTTCCGGGCGCCCCAGTTGTCAACGGAGCGGCGCAGGCGGGCAAGACCATCAACCTACGTGGCTTAACGCCGGGATATATCGCGCGGAAGGGCTTTTGGGTCTCCATCGTCAACGAAGCGGGTCAGCACTTCCTGCATAACGTCCGCGCGGAAGCAACGGCCAACGCTGGCGGCCTGCTCGCCCTGCCCATCAATCCCATGTTGCGCTATGCATTCGCGGACGGCGCTGCCGTGTTCCTTGCCCAGCCCATGATCGAGGGTGAGATCAGCGGCAATGAACAATCCTGGCAGATCGTACGCGGCGGTCGCATTACCGGGCTTGCCTTTATGATCGAGGAAATGGGCTGATGGACCGGGTAATTCTATCCGGCCTCATGAAGATCGAATTGCGCGACGGCAGGATCATTCGGCTGTGTGATGGTGGCTTCGTACTCTGGGGCGCCGAGATATTTCGGTCGTCCGATACGCAGTTCGGAATGATAGGATCGATGCAGGCGCTGGAGGAGGGTGTTGGGGACGAGGTGCCCGCCTTCCAGCTTACCTTTCTGCCCGTCAGCACGACCGCAGCGGCCGACCTGTCCGCGCCAGGTATGCAGGGCTCCCGCGCTCGGATTTGGATAGCGGAGATCAACCCCGATTCCGGCTTGCCCGTCGGGACGCCTGACCTGCAATTCGATGGCATGATCGACCGGACCGTGCTCCGCGTCGGCCTTCGGAAGCGCGAACTGGATATTGAGTTCGTCTCCTACTCCGAACGCTTGTTCACGATCGTCGAAGGAAACACGCTCGCCGCGAACTTTCACAAGTCGGTCTATCCCGGTGAATTGGGGGAGGACAACGCGACGGGCCTCGGCGTGGGCGTGGCCTGGGGCACCGAAGCCCAGCCCGGAGGCAATTCGCAGACGATCTGGACAAGCATCGCGGCCAACACGGCAGCCATGAGAGAACGGATGGATGGGTTTTTGGGATGAGTGATCTTTTGCGTCGCGCAGAGGCGACCCGCCTGACGATCAATAAATACCGCGCGCGGCCTTTCGACTGGAAGTCGCGATCGACATGCATTCATATGGCTCGCACGCATTTGCGCAACATGGGCCACAGACCGCCGCCAATCCCCGATTTTCGATCTGTGATAGGCGCCCGCCGGGCGCTTCAGAACACAGGGTTCGATAATTTGACCGCATTGCTGGACAGCCTTCTTCCGCGCATCGCCCCCGCCGAAATGCTTGTCGGAGATATTGCCATTCTGCCTGGCGATGAAGGGATGGAGGGCATCGTCATTTCGGCGGGCGGGAAGCTGATCGGCTACAACGAGGATGCGCCAGACGGCGTCAAGCCGTTGATGGCGCTGGTCCCGTTGCCTGCCGCTTGGCGGGCTTGATTACATACAGGTAGCGAATCGAGATTTGCCGGGATCGAAGTTCTTCGGGACGCGACCGACCGCATAGACGCGCGCGGATGTTTCGCCACTGCTGACGGTCTCGATGTCCGCAACAGTGAAGACCGTGTTTCCGAACTGCCCATTTACCGACTGGGTCAGTGAAACGCCGTTCTTGAGCGGCGTTGCCGTCACCATGACGGCCTTACCAGACTGCAAAATCAGCGTCACGCAGGCAGCGATGTCGTTCACTGCCTTCGGGCTGCTGCCTGAGAACATGACGGGGCGCGATCGAACGTCCTGAACGGACATGCATCCCGCCAAAGTCACGCATGCCGCGATCACAACACCAAGCTTCATTCCGTCGCCTCTCAGAGTTTCAGGCGCACGGTATGCCGGGGAAGTTAACGAATGTCCAAAACCTTGCGTACCGTTGCTCTTGTTGCTGGTGCTGTCGCCCTGGTTGCGACTGGCGTCGGAGCGGCAGCGAGCATCGGTGCTATCGGTGTAAGCTCATCTGCGGCGGCGGCTGGTGTCGCTGGCCTCACCTCCGCGTCTATTCTCGCCACTGCGACTACCGTCGCCACCGTCGCATCTGCCGTTGGTATGGCGGCCTCGATCGGCGCCCAGATCACGGCGAAAAAGCCGCCAGCGCGGGGCACGGTCAACGAGGTCATCATCTCGGCCGAACCGCCCGCGCCCTACATGATGGGCCGTACCTATTCGGGCGGTGTCCTGCGTCACGACGTCGGATACGGCGCGACGCTCAAGAAGGTGCCGAACCCCTATCGTGGCCAGGTGATCGAATATTCGGTCGCCGGCCCCTGCGATGGGCTGGAAAACATCTATGTCGACTATTCCGTCGTGCCGTTCGCCGGTGGTGCAGCGACGGGCTATTACAGCGGCTATCTTTATCGCGACGTTCGTGTCGGGCTGACGACTGAGACCGCGCTGACCCCGCATTTCGCGGGCATGCCCAACTGGACGTCGAACCACAAGCTATCGAGCAAGGCGGCGATCCTGCTCAATGGCAAGTTCGACAAGGACGGCAAGCGCTTCGCCTCCGGATGGCCAGCGACCGGCGCCGTCTGGCGCGGCGTGAAGACCTATGACGCGCGCAAGGACAGCACCTATCCCGGCGGCTCGGGCGCACATCGCATCAACGATGAAAGCACCTGGGAATATTCCGAGGACCCAGGCCAGCACGCGCTTGCCTATGCGCTGGGCAGGTTCCGGAATGGCAAGAAGGTCTTTGGCGTCGGTCTGCCGGTCGATGGCATAATCGTCGAGCATTTCGTTGAACTGTCCAATGTCTGCCAGGCGAACGGCTGGAAAGTCGGCGGCGTCATTTATGAGCCGGGCGACCGTTGGGCGAATCTGAAACGCATCCTTGAGGCGGGCGGTGCGGAACCGCTGTTCATCGGCGGCAAGCTCGGCCTGCGCATCAATGCTCCGCGCGTGTCTATCTATGACCTGACAGCCAGTGATCTCACCGAGGATGACGCCGAGATCCCGGCCGCCAAGACATGGCGCGAGCGCCGCAACGGCATCCGTCCAAAGTACCGGTCCGAAGCCAACAAATGGACCTACGTCTCTTCCGACCTCGTTTCGATCCCCTCTTACATCACCGAGGACGGCGAAGAAAAATTCGAGGAGTTGCAGTGGGACCTGGTCCAGAACAAGGATCAGGTTGCGAAGCTGGCCGCCTACCGGCTGGTGAACGGTCGAGAAATCGGCCCGATCACACTAGTTTGTAAGCCGCACATGCGGACCTTTGGCCCCGGCGACATGATCACGCTCAACCTGGGAGCGGACCATGCCCTCGGCGGCATGGACGCGGTCATATTGAAGCGCAGCGTCGATCCGGGGTCGATGAAAGTCACCCTGACCCTCGAAACCGAGACGGCCGGGAAGCATGATTTTGCGCTCGGCCGGACCGGGACCGCGCCGCCGTCGCCAGCGCTTGCCGCCACCGAAGACAAGGACGTCATCGCGGCAGAAGTCATCAAGACGGACGAAATCCCGTGGACTGGGGTGCTCGACGACGATCCGGATCATCCGAAGCCGGAGGATGGTGCGACCGTCGGCATGACCGATGCCGAAGCGCTCGCCTTTGCCCAGCTTGACGCCGACACGGCCGCCGCTACCGCCGCAGTTGCAACGGCTCAGTCGGAAATCGATACGGCCGTTGCGGCAATAGCAGCGCAAGGCACTGCCATTTCCACGATCGAGGCTAATGTCGCGACCAACTCAGGCGACATTGAACTGCTTGCCGAACAGATCCGAGCGTTGAGTACGGAGGCCATGGCCGAGCTTTCGAACAAGCTCGGCGTCATGGTGACTGACAATGAAAGCGTCGCTGGCGCACTGCTCGCCGCTACGATCAAGACCAGCGAGCAATCGGCCGCATTCTCGAGCGAGCGCACGATTCGCGCCAATTCCGAAGAGGTGATCGCTCGCTCAGTCGATGCGATCAACGTCCGAATGGGTGCGGCCGAGGCTGGTATCAGCAGTGAAGCAACAATTCGCGCCACGGCAGACACCGCCCTCTCGAACCGCATCGATACGCTGACTGCTACCGTGGGCGATAATACAGCGTCGATAAACGCTGAAGCATCGACGCGAGCGACCGCAGACACGGGCCTGGCTAATTCGATCAACAGCCTGACCGTCACGGTGAACGGTCATACGGCGAGCATCTCGGCAAATGCCTCGGCAATTGGGACAGCCAATGGCAACATTACGACTCTGTTCGCCCGTTATGCGCTCCGTCTGGACGTCAACGGCTATACGATCGGCTATGAGCTGAACAATAACGGGACGACCGGCAGCATCAAATTCAGGGCCGATCTGTTCGAAGTTTCCAGTCCTACTGGCGGCGCTCGAACGGAATTTAGCGGCGGCAATTGGCGCGTTTACGATAGCAGCGGCGTGTTGCGCGTCCGACTGGGCGTGTGGTGATCGATGCCCGCCGGGATGGAGTATTATGACGCGGCGGGCGTCCTGGTGGCATCCGTCACCACGAAGGTTTTCAAGATCCTGGGGAGCGTGTCGATCAATTCTGCCAGCAATCCGAGTGGGTCGATAACCAATACCGATTTCGCACTTGGCGACGCCGACTTCTTCTTCGCTGCCATCGGTGGCGCCTGGGGCAGCTTCCCCACGATCAGCATCTCCGGGAACACGATCAGTTGGTCGAACCCAAAATCGACTACATGGTCGGGGACACTCGTTTATGGGTTTTGGTGATGCCTGACGCCAACGCTGAAATCTATACTGCTGACGGCAAGCTCCAATGGGCGGCGCGCTTCTCGCCTCTGCATCTGGTTTCCGTTGTCACGCAGACGGCTGCATCGGTCGGAGGCGCGCCCTATTTCGGCACCTGGGGCTCGACGACCTTCGTGTTTTCAACATCGATCGCACGCCCGCTCGTGGCATTCCGCAGCGCTTCACCGATAGGGTTCTATCTCGTCTCCCAGAGCGGCGGCAACTGGCGATATCAGGTCTGGACCCGGAGCAACGCGACTGCGGACGTCACGGCGTATATCTTTTCCGATGATCCGCCGCCGGCGGTTTCCGGCGGGCTTGAGATGTTCAATACGAGCGGCGTGCGTACATTTTCACTTGCTTGCCGCCCTGCTCGGATCGTCGGCCGTGCTGATAGCGGGGCGCCTTTTTCTGGCGATTCGTCGCGCCGATATGCGGTGTTGAAGCCTTCGGCGTATGCTCAGCGCGTCGCGATCGATCAGGGAGGGGGCAATTTCACCATTCAGGATCGCATGGGCATCGCCACGATAAACGACGGGGCAGGATCAGTGACGATGGGGTTTGCGCAGTACACAAATTATTCAGCGCCCGATCCGGTGGATTTTCGCACCGAAACGCGCGGCGATCTCAAGGCCCTGATACTAGACGTGACGAATTACTAACGATTTTCGCCAGCGCCAGATGATTTGGCTTCCTTCGTCCGGCGCTCAATCTCTCGCTCCACCGCCTCGCGAACGAAATCGGTCCTGTCCTCGTCCTCGCGCAGAACAGCGTTGATCCGATTGAACGTTCCCGCGCGGAAGCGGGCGTGCATGTTTTCGGACCAGAGCGGCGGGCGTCCCATACGGCGCGGACTATCGCATATCACTTTCTCGGCCAAGAACTAATTCCTCATATCACTTATTGGCACTTCATAACTCATATCACTTATGATAAGTCATATCAGTTATGGAGGCAAGCGGATCAATCGCAGCCTCTTCGAGAAGGAGGCTCTATGCTGACCATTTTGCTTGCTCTTGCCGCGTCGACGGCTGGTCCCCAGGGCGCCCGCCCGCCGCTCATCGTGATTATCGACAACAGTCGCGTTTGCGGTATCGGCGGGCGCGTTGCCGATTACCAGATCCGCAAAGCCGAAGCCGCCGCGAAAAAGGCCATCCAGGCGGCCAAGGCCGAAGGCCGGGAGGTCCGCGTGATCCGGAACGACAATGCAATCCAGGTCGGTTCGTTCAACGGCGCTGCCGATGGCATTGGCGGCGCACCTGTCTTCATGCCGATCTGCTGAAAGACGTTCCGGCGACCGGCATTCGACGACTGCAAGCCGTCGCAACACCCAGCTTCATAACACTCCAATCAGGGAGACTTCGCTTGGCTTGGTACAATGCTGGGACGGTCGCCGTCACCAATAATAGCGCCACCGTTACCGGAACCGGTACGACATGGGCGGATAATGTCGATGCCGGCCAGTCGTTCATCGGGCCCGATGGACTTCCGTATGAGATCGCTTCGGTCGTCTCAGCGACCTCCATCACGCTGGCGAGCAACTATCGCGGCGTAACGGCGTCGGGTCAGACGTACCGGATTATGCCTGTGCAGGGCTATCTGCGCGACCTGGCGACACAGGCGGCAGCGCTGGTGCTGTCCTTCGTCACGGTGCGTGATGGCGTGGGACAGGGGAAGTTTCCCGATGGGACTGTCGGGACGCCCGGTATCAGGTTCGCAAGCGACGAGGATACCGGCTTCTATAGGCCGGGGGCCAACACGATTGCTTGGGCGACCAACGGGACCGAGCGTGTCCGCATCAACGGCAGTGGCTATGTAGGGATCGGCACAAACAACCCGCTGTGGCGGCATCATGTTCTAGGCTCCGAAGTTGATCTTGCGGGCTTCATTTCGACAAGTGCCAATTCTGGCGTTCTGATCGGTGATAGCGTCGCAGCAATCCGACTTGGTACGCGAAGCGGTGCGTTTATCGTTGATGTTGGCGCAGAACGAATGAGGATTAATACCGGCGGCAATGTTGGAATTGGCACGAGTTCGCCAGCGGGACGGCTTCACACTGGGCTTACATCGTCGTTCTTTTGGGGTGGCAACTGGGATGCTGGAACAGCCGTATTCGGGGGCGCAGGCGCATCCTCCGGCGCGTTAGGCATTAGCTACAATGACACGGACGGTGCGATAATGGGCGCAATTTCGCCCGGTGTTGCTTGGCGTAAAATCACTCTGTTAGCTGAAAGTATTGCGTTTCAGACGGCAGGTGCAAATACACGGTGGCAAGTGCAAAACAACGGTCATTTTGCCGCAGGAGTAGATAACTCATATTCGCTTGGCACGGCGGCTCTCCGTGCAAGCGTGGTATTCTCCGCAACCGGCGCCATCAACACCTCCGACGCCCGCGCCAAGCAGGACATTGCGTCCATCCCGGACGAGTGGCTCGACGCTTGGGCCGCAGTGGACTGGAAGCGCTACAAGTTCATCGACGCCGTACAGGCCAAGGGTGATGATGCCCGCTGGCATTTGGGCCTTGTTGCCCAAGCTGTCCGGGACGCTTTTTCTGAGACAGGCTTGGACGCTCAGGCCATCGGCCTTCTCTGCTACGACCAGTGGGACGAGAAGACCGAGCCGGTTTACGAGACGGTCACAAAGACCCGCATGGTGGAGCGCCAAGAACCCCGCACGCGCACCGTTCAACAGGAGCGCCCTGGATTCCGGCGGCTCGATCCCGACGATCCGGAAAGCCTGTTCGAGCCCTTTATCGAGACGATCGAAGTGGAAGAAACCTACTTCGAAACCGTCGAGGTTGAGGAAGAATATGAGGTCGAGGAGGATACTGGCGAGACGCGCGTGACGCTAGAAGCCGGCGACCGCTGGGGCCTGCGCTATGACGAATGCCAAGCCATGGAGGCGGCATGGCAGCGGCGTGAGCTGGCGCGCAAAGATGCCGCGCTTCAGACCATGGAAGCGACGATTGCCACCCTTTCCGCCCGCCTCAGTGCGCTGGACGGAGCGTGATCGATGCAGGGCGCAACATTCACACAGCAAGGAACATCGGCAATGACGCCAGGGGTTGAGGCGTTGATCGCCAAATACGGATGGATCTGGGTCGGCCTCACGTTTGGGCTGGCCGCGAAATATGCGCTGCTGATCAAGCGCGGAGTTAAGATCAGGGCATGGTTGGTCATCGCAGACATTCTGCTGCTGCCGATGGTCGCCCTGATAGCGTTCTGGATCGTCAAGCAGGCGGGCGTGGACGGCGAAGGAGCCGCGCTTCTGACTGCGGCAGCAACAGTCGGCGCCGACCGGGTGGTCAAGCTCTATACCGATCGGTTTCTCCGCCAGGTTGACGCGGTCCTTCTGGACACAGTGGCCCACCGCAAGGCGGCTATCCGGGAAGAAGTGCAAGCTGAACTGAGCGCGAACCGCACGATGCAGGACATCGCCTCCGGCAAGCGGGCGATCGGCGGCGAGTAAGCGACTGACAATCCCGATTTCCGGGAACAGACGAACGACAGGGCGCTTCTGGCGCCCTTTTCCATGGGAGAATGACATGACCAAGACGCCGAAGGAGATGATCGACGACGTCATCACCCGCGAAGGCGATTATGTGAACCATCCGGCCGATCGCGGCGGGCCGACCCGCTTCGGCATCGTCCAGACGCTTGCCCGGGCGAACGGTTATCAGGGGGACATGAAGGCGCTGCCGCGTTCGCTGGCTTTCGACATCTATTGGCGGCAGTTCGTCACGGCGACCGGCATCGATCTACTCGCCAAGCGGGCGCCGGCGCTTGCTGCGGAGGCGCTGGACACCGGCGTCAATATGGGCGCGCCCTGGGGCGTCATGTTTCTTCAGCGCGCGCTCAACGCCTTCAACGAGGGCGGGAAACTCTGGCCGGATCTGGCGAAGGTTGACGGCAACTATGGCGCGAAGAGCGACGCGGCGCTTGCTGCCTATATTGCCCATCCCCGCCGCGGCCGAATCGATGTCCTGCTGGAGGCCATGAACGCGCTTCAGGGCGAACGCTATCTGGGGATTGCCGAGCGCAATCCGACGCAAGAGGCTTTCGTCTACGGCTGGCTTCTCAACCGCGTGGCGACCGCTGCATGAGCTGGGCCGCAGCATTGGCGCTCGCTCGCCGCTTCTGGTGGGCACCCGTCATCATCGGCCTGATGGTCGCCCTCGCCCTGACATCGATGAAGGTCGATGTCCGCACGGCGGAGCGTGACAAGGCACGAACCGATTTCGCGGCAGAGCATCAGGCCCATAGGCAAACCGAAGCGAACTATCGCGCCGCCAGCGCCGAAGCCCAGCGCCAAGCGGCCAGGAACGTGAAGCGCGTCGAGGCCGAACAGATCGCCATCACCGAAAGGACCGTCAATGACCTCAAGAGCCATTATGCTGATGTCGATACTCGCTATGAGCGCGTGCGCGCGGAACTCGCCGCCCGCGCCGATCTCCGCAGTTCCGACCCGGCTCCAGTGTCCACCGCCAGCGACGCCACCTGCCGAGCTTATGCAGGGACCGATTGTGACGGACTTCTTGCCAAGCTCCGAATAGCCGAGAGGCAGGCGTGGAACCTGATCAAGCTCCGGGAATGGGCGGCAGAGCAGGCGGCAGTTAAGGCCGAGCCGTCCGCACGGCTTATTCTGCCGCCAGATGGCACCGGGTCAGGACAGCCTTAACTGGGCTGCAAGGAAGACCAGAACCAGCATTATTATCGGAAGCATTATGGCGGCGAGGATCATCTTGTTCCTTGTCGCCTCATCGTTGGAAAACGGAATATCGAGCGCTGCTGGGATTGGCGGTGTCTGAATAGAGGGGGTATCGCCATCAGCAGCCGATGGCGCGTGATGGGAAGGCTGGCGTAGGCGCTCCCCGATCGAGCCGCCGACGAAGAATATGGCTCCCGCAAGAAAGACGGCGAGGCCGCCGTTAAAGACCATCTCGCGAACCTGAGCGCGCGGCAGGTTGTAGGTTTCGACGAACTTGCCAGATCCTATCACCGCCCCAGTATATGGAAGCGTGGTCATTTCTTCGTTGCTGACGGTTGACGGCAGAAGCGTCAATGCCACGATCGCCATAAGCGCGCCAATCGTTAAGCCAAGGATTCCGTACAGTTTCATCTCATACCCTCCCCGAGCATCTTAATTCGCGGCGGGAGGGGCCTGTGGTCAATAGGAAAACTGAGGCAATTAGCCCCAGTTTTCGGTCAGCCTTCCTCCAGTATGGCGTCGATCATGGCACTCGCGGCTTGGACCGAAGACCGGCGCCCACCGTCGTCATCCTATACGCCCACGCGTTTTTCCTTGAGCGGCCATAGCTTGCTCAATGCCCACGCGCTGAGCAAATTCCTGCAGTAGTGCCCGCCTTTCCGTCAGTACCTCGGGATGCTCCGCGAGATACAGGACGGCAAGCCCCGTGCGATGCTCTATAGCAGCCTTCCCGCCCTCCATCTCCACGACTGCCTTGCGGCTCATGTCCAGCGCCATAGCCATGTCCATCTGGGTCCAGCCCAAGCCCTTCCTGATATTCTTCAGTTCATCCGGGGTCATAGTTGGTATCCAAAACGAGCGAGGGCGCCGCTGAGGCCATCCACCAGCTTTTGCTGGCGGCCGATCCATGACCGATCGTCCTCGGAAAGTTCATCCATGCAGAAGGGGTGCAGACCGCCCTTTCCGTCGCCGCAACGCAGGCTCTGCTTCTCGACTTCCAGATTTGCATGGAGGCGGAGTAAGGCCGATTTTGAGGCGCAGAATAGGGCTGTGACGTCCTCTGCCGTGTAATTCTCTGCCAGCCGGAATGGCCGCAGGACGCTAGATTGCATTGCCATCGCTAAAGCCTTATCCTCACCCTATCCCCGCCCCGGTGGCTAGACCGGGGCGGGGGGCTTCTTAGAGTTGGATTGTGACTGTGAAGGTCACTTTCCAAATCCGAAGCCGGATTGAGAGATGCATCTCTCGCTCCTTTCGGGTTTGTCAGCGGGCTCACCGGGTTGGTATCGCCGTCTGACAAGGAAGGTTATGACACCTCACGTTACATCGCGCAAGCGAAAAGTAACGTGAGGTTTCTTTTTATCTGAGACACGTCCGCCGCCAGATGTACGACAGCATCGTACAACTGCGAGCGGGGGTGCTGGGCGGCAACCCAGCAACCAACGGGAAGGTTCGACACACCCCGTTACGAGCGGCCCGCGCGCGCCGCGTCGCCCCGCGCCTGTGCACCAGGCGGGGCTTGTGTGAGCAAAAACCATTATGGAGTCCTTAAACGGCCAGACGCCTTTCGGTGTCGCTGGCGACGATGTCGGCTATCTGTTCGATCCCTTTGCGGACCTTCTCAATCAGCGCGAGGCCATCGGCTTCGGTAATCAGGCCTTCCGAGTCGTCATCATCGACCGGCTGTTGGCCAATGAGATCATCCGCGCCAACCACTACAGCAAGCGGGTCTATTCCGCATCCACGCTTCACCTTGGCGTATATATTGATGCCAATATGGTGGGCGTGCTCCAATATGGCTTCGCCATGAACCCAGCGAGCGCGGACAGCGTCGTCGCCGGTACGGCCATGTCGGAATATCTCGAACTGAACCGCATGTGGCTCTCGGACGCTGCGCCGCGCAACAGCGAGAGCAGGGCGCTCGCCTTTTCGATCCGGCTGATCCGGCGCGTCCGGCCGACCGTCAAATGGATACAGTCGTTTGCGGATGAGCGGTGCGGCCTGTTCGGGACGGTCTATCAGGCGGCGGGGTTCAGTTACCACGGCGAGCATATTGGCATCTTCTGGGAACTGGATGGCGACTTCTATCACAACAGCCTTGTCACCAATGGCAAGAGCGGAGGGCCGAGAGCCATGGCCATCCGTGCCGGCCTTGATCGGGCAACACGGCACAAGCTGCGCCAGTTTCGGTATCTCCGGTTCCTCAAGCCCCGATTCGCGAAGGGGTGCCGCTATCCGGCGCTGCCGTTTCCGAAGCCCGATTATGCACCCTAAGTTTTTCTTAGGGTGAGCAGTTGCAGTTTCTGCCAAGCAGCGGCATCTGCTCCTTATGCGGCCCGTCCATCGGACGAGCGCGGTGCCCCCGCGTGCGAGGACGGTGCGACCCCGTCGGGCCGCTCCATTGCCATACAGGGCCCATCATAATATTCCTGCGCTATGGCTCGACCGCCCATGTCCATCGCCGTCGTCGGCGCAGGCTACCCGAACAAGCGCGGGCCCACCCGGCGCTTCGAGATCGCTATGTGTGTTCCGGGCGAATCGGTCGAGCTTCGTCGCGAGCCCAAGAACCCGGCGGACAGCAGGGCGATTGGGGTCTATTCCGAACGCGGTATCCAGATCGGCTACGTCCCTGCCGAACAAGCACAATGGATCGGCGGCCAGCTTGCCGTGATCCGAGCGATTTTCCAGCGTGCGGACACATTCGGCGCGGTGATCCGGGCGACGTTCGACGGCAGTACGCCGGTCTTGCCGGTCGAGAAGCCGGTTGAGCGCCGGGCTCCTGCGTCTGATCCTGATGGCTATGGCGACGATGACTGGCCGCCGCGCGAGCCGAAAGATGATTTCAGCAGCATATAGGTGCAAACGCGAACGTTGCATGGCACCAGCATACGTGCGATTCTAAATTGTGCGAACCGACATGCAACCGAATGACGATCAGAGTGGCGCGACGCGCGCATGGCTATCTGGCCTTGCCGTGGTGATCGCGGTGATCGTTTCGTTTATCGGCTTCGCTCGTGTGTCGGTCGGCTGGACGCTTGTAGTGTCCACAGTCATTTTCTTCGGCCTTGTCGCCTTCCTATGGGCGGCCGGAGGCGGGAAAAAGGGGTAGGCTCGGAGATGCTGGAGGGAGCGGCTGTAAAAGCCGCGTGACCCGCCGCGACGTAGGGTCTGTGATCCAAGTCGACCCGCTATACCGCTCGCGATATTGAATTTCGATCTTCACCACGACGCCCTCAGCGATCTGTATCGGCAACGTCTTGTTATGGATGGCATCAAGAACCGCCTGGTCGACCATGAGCGCACTGAACTCAATGCCGTCACGCGCGAACGTCCATCGCCGCTTTTCGGGAATCAGGGCTGGTTTAATCAACGTTACGTCCCAGATCGCTACCCTATTTTCTATCCGGTCCGGCTCAGGCTCCGGATTAGGCGTGAACACGCCTCCCCGCAGTGCAAATTCATCTCTCGGAACAGTAATGATGGGGACGCGCGTGTTGGACAGTATCTGGACACTCATGAACGCAGGTTCCGCCTGAAGGCCGCCGAATAGGTCCGCAGACTGCCGCTGCAACTCCACTGAATCGCGTAGATCTTCTTCGATGTTCTGGAAGACCTCCATCTGATCATCAGGGATGCGTGGGTCAGGCGAGATCGCATTTACGATGACCTGCCCAACCACTGCGCTGGCGATCATTGATCCCAACGCCATCGCCGCTTTGCCGACCAGCGGATATTCGTCGGCGCCGCGCTTCATACGCTCGCCAGCGCTTTCCATGCGACGCAGGGCCAGCTTGAAAATCTGGCTTCCTTCTTCAACGCCAACTATTTCGACCGCCACTTGTGCCACTGGATCGATTAGCCCAGCCGCAGTGCGGACCGTATCGACGTATGCGATTATCGCCTCGGCAACAGCCTCAGCGCGGGGGTAGAGCCCCGGCACCAGGTTGAATTTGAGAATGTAGTCTTCTTCTGGCTGGTCTGTCATTCTGCCCCCTCCGCAATGCTGGCGCAGAATTTCGCAAGAGTCGATAGGCGGTTACTGTTTGCTCAAGGGCCTTCCTGTCCGATAATCCATCAGTTGCTCGACGCGCTCCGCAATGGCCTGCCAAGCCTGAACGCCGTCAAGGTCGCCCGCCGTGGCCAGTTCCCCAATGCGGCCGGCGACATGCACGGGCGCTTTTGCCCCGTACTGTTTTATGACCTGCTGAGCGCAGGCCCATAGCTCCCAATCGTCGAGCGGCATGGGTCGGGACTGGTCTATGTATACCCGTCAAGCCAGGAAAGCGGCTGGGGAGAGACCACGAAGGTTGTGCCATTGTTTTCCTGCTTCCATACGAAGCCGTATCGGAACTGGTTTTCGTCGGGCAAGAAGAACACCCTGGGGTGCTGACGAAAATCACCTTCCCATCCTTCTTGGGCTGCGAGCCTTTTCGCGAGTTCGAAGTGCTTCCAAAAATTGTCGAGGTAGAGCGGATCATAATCGACGCTTTCCACTCTCTGGGTAGCATCTGATTCCGCAAATCGACCAGCCATCTCCTGAACGGTGGGCAGAAACTCCCAGGTCCAATCAATCGGGATGATGGCATAGGCTTTCCAGGTCATATTGATGATCTCCGTTCCTGATCGCCGTTTAAGTATCATGAGACATTGGGGTAGGGGAGGGCGTTTCACCCTCCTGATCTGGTATCGCACTGGTATCGCAGATTGCCGTTTGTTCTAGAATTGTTCACGGAAAACCGAGCATTTTAGGCCCCATTTTCCGTGAAAACCCCTCGAAAAATCGCATTCGTAATGCGAGGGTCACGTGTTCGAGTCACGTAAGCGGCACCAGTCCTTGGCTTTATGGGCCAGATTTTTCCTACTGAAAGCGCTTTAAGATGGGTCCGTCGTGGGTTCCCAGTGGGATGTGCTTTGGGCTTATGATTCGGCGGGACTGAAGTTGGTCACCCTGTCTTTGCATCGGCGTTGAGAGGTTAGAGGCATTCGCCCAATCTTTGCTCTGCGCATGAGGTTGCCAAGCATAGCCAAAACCGAACTTCATGCTAAAAGCCATAGTTCAAACGCGAACTCGTGGTCTGTTGACTGCGGGCCGATGCATCAGAGGTAAGGCCACAATGGCAAGCGAGAATGACGACATCCTCGATTATGATGATTTTACAGAGGGTAGCGACGATTATCGTGTTACGCCCGCAGATTTTGCCGATATTTTTGTTATCCCGTCGGACTGGAATGTATCTACGCTCCGTGGCGAACTGGACGAGATCGTGGACCTCGATCCTGCTTTTCAACGCCGAAGCGTTTGGTCTCTTGCTGCCAAATCTAAATTCATTGAATCGCTGATCTTGGGAATTCCGATCCCGCAAATTCTGCTAGCAGAAAGCCACGAACAGCGGAATCACTACCTCGTACTTGATGGTAAGCAGCGCCTTCTGACTATAAAGGAGTTTTTTCAGGGCAGGCTATCGGATGGCGTAAAATTTCGTCTCACTGGACTTAATGATCTTTCTCGCCTCAATGGAAGAGATTGGGACGGCATTGTAATTGATTTTCCAAAAGACGCTCGTGCAATCGATGCAGCCCAAATTCGAACAGCAATTATACGAGGTTGGAGAAATGACAACATCTTGTATGAGATTTTCCATCGGTTAAATTCCGGTTCTGTTCGTCTTTCGCCGATGGAACTCAGAATGGCTCTTGTGCGGGGGCCCTTTATCGCATCCGTTGTGCGCAAAACCAGTGAAGAGGCGGCGATTCAAGCGATGCTTGGATTGAGAGTTCCCGACAAGCGAATGCGAGATGTCGAAATCGCAATCAGGCACATGGCTTTCAACGACGGGCGAGTTGTCTACGCAGGTAACCTGAAAGAGTTCTTGGATGAATATTGTAGGTTGAGGAATGTGGATTACGCGAGGCAGGGAGAAAATCTGTCTGATCTGGATGAATTGAATGCTGCTATTGCAATCGGGCTTGAAGCTTTTGGTCCGAAATTCTTCAGTCGCCGTTATCTCCCAGATGAAAGTAAGTTTGACCGCCCGTTCAATCGAGCTGCTTTCGACGTAATTGCAGGATCATTGGTCAATCGGGCCGTGCAAGATGCAGTACGGAAAAAGCCAGAGAGCTTCGTGAAGCTTTGGCAGCAAGCGTGTGACGACGCCAATTTCCGTCGAGCAATTGAAGTGACTACCAAGAGCATTGATGCTACGCGAGAGCGGTTCACTACATGGTATGGTTTTATTAAAAAAGCTATAACATTGATCTATCTATTCCTGTGATCGCAAATGCTAGAGACAACTCCTGAGTTTCATTATCTTGATCTTGCTCTGGCAACGGCGCGTAAGATCATAGAGGATCTTCCTGATCATCTTATTCGGGGCGATTTGGATGAGCTTAAGCTTAAATCTTATGTTTTGCTTCAACATGCGGCCATTGAAGAATATCTTGAACGGGTATCGCTTTATGTCCTGAATCAGTGCAAGAGACAATTCGATCAGACTTCTAAAGTAACGGAACCTCTGATTTCTGTATGCTGTTATTACAGCATAAATGTTGTTACTGAGTTCGCAAATCCCACAAATTCATTTAAATCATCTGATTTATTTGAGAAAATGTGTCGACAGGCAATTAATAAACATGTTGTCGCGCTTGATGGAATCCACGGAATTAAGACAAAAGATCAAGATGCAATTATGAATCCGGTTGGAATTAAGATGCATGATTTTGATCATGTTCTTTCGCAAATGCTAAATGCTTTGGGAAGTAACCGTTGAAGCGTGGCTCATGTATTTCGGATTCGACAGCTTTCTCCAAAAGTTGCTCTCGAACGAGAAAGTCAGACCTTGCTTCGTCTTTTACAGACCTTTGACAATGAACTTTGCCGGAAAATAAGCCTCGTCTATAGTTAAGGGTGCCGGCGGAACCTTCAGTTATTCACGCAAATCTAACCATCTTATCTGGACGCGCGAATTTAGAGCGATTTCCAGTCAGATGGCATCATCTGACGGTTAAGAAATCACGGCAAATAAAAGACTCAGATCGGAATCCGCTCTGAACGTCTATTGCGAAGCTGCTCAATCCTGCCAAAGCGCTATGCTGTCCGTAAAAAGCCGGAACGTGGGTTACGCTCTGCCATGCACCAGAGCCATCGGTCGATTCAATTCCCGGTCTGTTTCTATGACCAATAGGGGGAGCCGCTGCTTCGCCTCTGCCCGAAGGCGGTCCCATGTCGATATTTGCCGGATTGGCGATTTGATCTTCAAGAGACGAAGCCGTGACGCGATGGGAAGCGATCAATAGCGCACCGGGACGATCCGAATACGGTCGATTGCACTGGGAATGGTGCGCATCAACGCGACCGCTGCCGTTCGCACCTCTTCCATCAAAGCCGCGTCATAATTCTCCGCTTCCGGGCGCATCTCGACATCGGTTTCAATCACCAGGATGAGACGCCGGTCGCGTCCGTCGATCTCCCACTCGTGCCAGCTTTGAACGATGTTCCGATGGAGAAGAGGTTCCGTCAT